TATGCCTTCGGCTTTTAGCGTAACAAATAGCCCTGTAACAGGAACGGGAAATATCAGCGTAACGGGTGCAGGTACTACAGCCCAATACATTCGTGGTGATGGTAGCCTTGCAGACTTTCCTGCTTCTTCAGGTGGTGGTTCATCTGTTAGCTACTACCTAAATGGATCAGTATCTCAGGGTACTATCGGAGGTGTAGATTATCAAGAATTGAGCAAAGTTCCCATCTTGGGAGCGGGTACAGATTTTACAATCAATGCGAACGGATACATAGCTTCCTTCATTACTGATATTTTTGAGCCTAATTTGCTAGAAATACCAGGAGGGAATTGGAATTTTGAAACCTACTTTCAGGCATCTTCAGGAGGTGGAAGCCCTACCTTCTATGTAGAACTTTACAAGGTAAGTTACCCAACAGGAACGGCTACTTTGATAGCATCTAATTCGGGAACTCCTGAACTGATTGCCTTCGGTACTACAATTCACCCTTACTTCTCTACGCTTGCAGTACCTACTACTACCCTAGCCTTGACTGATAGGCTTGCCCTTCGTTACTATGTAACGCACTCAGGTAGGACTATCACAATGCACACAGAGAACAATACTCTTTGCCAAATCATAACCACATTCAGTACAGGCTTAACGGCTTTGAATGGTTTGACAGCACAGGTGCAGAACTTTGCAACGGGTACAAATGGAACGGATTTCAATATTGAAAGTGCAAGTACTACCCATGTATTCAATCTACCTACGGCAAGCGGAACGAATAGAGGTGCTTTGTCTTCTACCGATTGGACAACTTTCAACGGCAAGGTAGGAGGCACAGGAGCAAGCGGTCAAGTAGCCTTTTGGAATGGCACTAGTTCTCAGACTGGTAATAATAACCTATTTTGGGATAACACTAATGGTAGATTAGGGGTTGGAACGAATGCACCCGCTTTTAATCTACAAGTAAATGGTAGTTTAAGAAACATTAATGCATCAAATGCTGTTGCAGCTTCTTTTGGTGGGGGAACTTCTACTCCATCTGTAGTTGGTATTGGAACTATTAATTCAGGTGCTTTGCCATTTATACAAGGATACAATAATGCAATAAGTGGTACAGCTTCTTTATCTATAAATCCAAGTGGAGGCAATGTTTTAATAGGAACAGCAACCGACGCAGGCTTCCGCTTGGATGTCAACGGCTCAACTCGTTTCAACGGCTTATCAACCATTCAAGGGACTACTGCTTCCGACTCAGGTCAGCTAGGTGCTGAACTGCTAACAACAGGAACAGGCGATGCATCTTGGACAGGTACTAGCTTTGCGACAGGATACACCCATGTGGCAGGGTCTACTACTACGTTGACAAGCACGCTTGCAGGGGTTGCAAATACCTTCTACCAAATTACCTACACAGTTTCAGGAAGAACGGCAGGCTCATTTACAATTGGATTTGGAGGGGTTACATCAGGAAGCATAGCTTCGACAGGGGCAATAGGCCCACAAGCTACAACTACAGGAACGCTTGTAATAAGCCCTACAACTGATTTTAATGGAACAATTGTTTTATCAATTAGAACTATTTCTGCATCTAGCGCATCAGTAACATTTAACTCAAGTGCAGCGACTTCTACAAATACTATTAGAATTAGTAGTCTTGATAGTAACACTTTTGTTGGATTAAATACAGGTCAAAGAAATACTACTGGTGTTGCTAATACATTTATTGGAAGTGCAGCAGGTCAAGCAAACACTACAGGAATTGATAACTCTTTCTTTGGTAGAACTTCAGGAATTTCTAACACAACAGGAGCATCTAACTCTTTTTATGGTAGAAGTTCAGGTCAATCTAATATATCTGGAAGTGAAAATTCTTTCTTTGGTAGAAACTCAGGATTATTTAACACAACAGGAGGGTTTAACTCTTTTTTTGGTGCAAGTTCAGGGGCAGCAAATACAACAGGTACAAGCAACTCTTTCTTTGGTACAAGTGCAGGTGCAGCAAATACAACGGCTACAGGGAACTCATTTTTTGGAATAAGCTCAGGGCAAGCAAACACAACTGGAAATAATAACTCATTTTTTGGAAGAGGAGCAGGAGTATCTATTACAGGAAGCACTAACTCTTTCTATGGCCATAATTCAGGGTTTAGTTTGTTGACAGGAGATAACAATACATTAGTTGGAACCGAAGCAGGTAGATATACAGGTAGCGGAACTACTGCAATGACCTCTGTCAACAACTCAATCTACTTAGGTTACCAAACTAGAGGACTTAACGCAACTGGGTCGACAAATGAGGTTGTAATTGGGTACAATGTGGTAGGCTTAGGCTCTAACACTACTGTGCTAGGCAACACATCTACTACTTTCGGTAGATGGTACGGCTCACTATTGCTAGGTACAACTACCAACGCAGCTAGTTCAATCCTTACGATGGAGTCAACTACGCAAGGCTTCCTGCCTCCACGGATGACCACAACGCAGAAGAATGCGATTGCTTCGCCTGCTACTGGACTTGTTGTTTATGATACTACATTAAATAAATTAGCAGTTTACACAGGTGCTGCTTGGGAGACGATTACAAGCGTGTAGAATTATGATTATCTATAAAATAACAAATAAATAAAAATGAAAACAATTGAAGCAGTCTCCATATGGGACAACGGAAAAGTACAAGAGGCTAAAATCTTGAATGCCTATGCAGTCAATGTAACCCTTGGAACAAGTGCAACTTTCTACTACACTTTGCTGACTCAGAACGCTGATCTATCAGCATGTCAACACATAGCACAAGGCAACCTTACAATGACAGGAGAGGCTTATGCTGCTTGGGAAGTAGATAGCTATGCATGGGATTGGGTAGCAGAGCAGCTAAACCTTACCATCACGGGTGACTATGTACCACCTGTAGCGACAGAAGAATCAATTTAAACCAAATATACAAATGAAAATCACACTTAACGAAGACCAAATTAAGATGCTCGAATCATGGGCGCAGGAGTTACCAACCAAGTACGGGATGTCCTTCATCCAATTTCTAGCACAACAAGTGCAGGAGCAGAATCCGAAGGAAGAAGCAGAAGCAGAATAGTAAACATGGGGAATCAAAACGATTCCCCTAACCTTTAAAACACCTACCCAATGGCTGAAGAGAATAAGATCATTTTAGATGCAGATGTCAAACCCTTAAAGAAACAATTAAGGGAAGCGACTCAAGAACTACAAGTTGCACGACAGAGGTACGGGGAGTTCTCTACTGAGGCGGTTAACGCTGCTAAAAAGGTAGCTGTTATTCGTGATGAGATAGAAGCAGCAAATGAGGCAGCAGCACTATTTGATCCAGGTAAAAGGTTTGAAGCACTAACAACGGCAGCAAGTACGGCAGCAGGAGGGATTGCAGCGGTGCAGGGTGCTATGGCTTTGTTCGGTGGGGAATCGGAAGAGGTAGAAAAGGCACTCCTAAAAGTACAGGGAGCATTAGCTTTGTCTCAAGGTTTATCCCAATTGAAGGACATTGGAAAGGTAACAGAACAACTAAAGATCTCATTCAAGGGATTGGGTACATCTGCCAAGTCTGCCACATCTTCTACGGATGGATTGACCAAAAGCACTAAAGGATTCGGCAAGGCAATTATAGCTACCGGTGTAGGTGCTTTAGTAGCTGCGCTTGGTTTGCTAATTGCCAACTTTGATAAGGTCAAGGAAGTGATGATGAAGCTATTCCCTGTCTTTGAGGAATTAGGCAAATTCATTGGTGGCTTGATCACGGGATTCACGGACTTTATTGGATTGACCAATGAGGCGGAAAGAAACCTTGAAGCCCTTGGAAAGTCAAATGAGAAGTTGAATGATGACATCAACAATAAGATCAAGCTACTATCTGCCCAAGGTGGAAAAGAGAAGGAGATCTATGATCTAAGAAGAAAGCAGATTGATAATGAACTAGCCCTAATCCAAGAGACTTCAAAGGTCAAAGGAGAGTTAACGGATGAAGAACAGAAAAGACAGAAGGAACTCCTAACAGAAAACGCTGTAGAGGCAGCAAACTACTACAAGTTTACAGCGGAGCAGGAGAAGGCAGCAGCAGAAAAGAGCAAAGCAGCAGCGGAAAAGGCAAAGGCGGAAGCGGATAAAAGAAGGGCTTTGGAATTGGAAGCGCAAGGCATACTAGAAGATGCAAAGCTAGAAATGCTAGATAAGAGACAGCAGGAAGAAGCAGCGGTAGAAAAGGATTTTGAAGCGAAAAGAAAAAAGCTAAAAGAGGCAGGGATCAAGGATGACGGCAGCCTAGAAATGGCACGGCAGAATAGACTTGCTGAGATTGATAAGCAATACAAAGAAGAGGCGGAATCACAAGAGGCAGACTTTCAGAAAAGGCTCAACGATATCCGGACTGAGATCCGTTTGGCAGGTATCAAGGATGAAAATGAGAAGGCAAGACAGCAGATCCTTTTGGACTTTGAGACAAGAAGACAGGACATCCTAAAAGATGAGAAGCTAACCGGAGAACAAAGGATTGCACTACAGCTAGAACTAGCACAACAGGAGAAGCAGCAACTTGATGCCCTTCAATTGACTAGTGATCAGCAGAACGCAGAGAAAGCACTTCTTGAATTGGATATGCAGATGAAGGAGGCGGATGCTAGTTTCCAAATACAGAAGGATTTGATTGACAAAAAAGAAGCCCTATCCCTTGAGCAGTTTCAAAAGCGATTGATCAATGAGCAGCAGTACAATGAAGCATTGAAAGGATATTCAGATGCACGAATCGAGATTGATCGGAAGGAGAATGAAGCTAAGATGCAAAACGCTTCAATGGCAGCAGGTCTCTTGAATACAGTATCTAGCCTAGTAGGAAAGAACACGGCAGCAGGAAAGGCTACGGCTATAGCTGCTACTACTATAGATACCTACCTAGGTGCGCAGAAAGCCTATGTTTCTCAGCTAGTTCCAGGTGATCCATCTTCCCCTATTCGTGCTGCTATTGCTGCTGCTATTGCGGTGGCAGGTGGTATCAAGAATGTTAGAGAGATCGCAAAAACAAAAGTACCAGGAGGTGGTGCTGCATCTGCTCCTTCAATTAATGCTTCTGCTCCTGCTTCGGTTCAGCAAGTTCCTACCATAGGAAACAGCCCTATCACGGCACTTGGTGCAGCAATGACTCCTACCCAACCTTTACGGGCTTATGTGGTCGAGAGCGAAGTGACAGGATCTCAGAAGAGGGTGGCAGATATTGAACGCAGAGCAGGATTCTAATACTTACAATTATGGAAAAGAAACTACCCTTGTATGAAATGATGATCGGTGATACTATCGAAGGCGAAGAAGAAGTTGACTTCATAGCCCTAGTAGAATATCCTGCAATAGATGCGCTACACAGGTGGGGAAAATTCGTGCAACCCAAATCATTGCAGGCGAAAACCTCTCAAGGGAAACGATAAGGAGGACTTATTCCTACCTCAGTAGAGCAGCCGAATATTACAACCCTGAAGATACAGAAGCCTGTGGTACTATTTCGTATTTGCTATGGGGTGGAGAACCAATGCTTAGATGGGCAGAAAGCAAGATGAATCAAGAAGATTTTCGGGCTGTAGGATTTAACAAATTCAACATTGAAAACCAAGAGCAGAGAATCGTTACGGGTGCTTTGATGATTGCGGATCTACCGATCTACAGAAGGGATGAAGATGAGGAGTACTATGTCTCTTTTTCGGCTGCTGAGATCAAGAAGATAGTTCAGCGATTCTTCAAAAAGGGATATCAAAGCAAGGTAAATGTAGAGCATAGCACTCCGGTAGATGGGGTATTCATGTTTGAATCTTTCATCATTGATCGTGAAAAAGGCATCATGCCTCCTAAAGGTTTTGAAGATGTCTCAAATGGCTCATGGTTCGGTAGCTTTAAAGTAGACAATGACAAGATCTGGAATGAAGTAAAGGCAGGTACTTTCAAAGGCTTTTCCGTGGAGGGTCTTTTCCGATATGAGAAGACAAACAAGGTGATAACCCAAGAGGAACAGATCATGCAGCAGATCTTCAAGATTCTATCCCAAATTGAACACTAAAAACAATTTAATATTTATGTATATGAACGCAAAAGACGCACTAGTAGAAATCAAAAAACTACTTTTCTCAGAAGCAGAAAAGCAGGCTGCCTTCGCATTGGTTGAAGGCAAGCTAGTAGATGGCACTATGGTAGCCTACGATCTTGAGGCAGGAGATATTTTCGTGATCGGTGAAGATGGGGCTCAGATCCCTGCACCTGTTGGAGAGCATCAACTAGAATCAGGTGAAGTAGTGGTAGTCCTAGAAGAGGGTAAAATTGCAGAGGTAAAGCAAGCAGAGGCAAAGGTCGAAATTGAGATCGAGGCTGCTGAAGAAATGCCTGTGGAAGAACCTAAGAAGGATGAAGCAATGGCAAAGGTAGAGCAAGCAATGGGTGACCTTGAAAAAAAGGTAGAAGAATTGACTGCAAAGGTTAAGGCAATGGAAGAGAAAGCGGAAGAAGTTAAGGAAGCGGTAAAAATGTCCGCAGTAGTCCTTGAGTCTTTGGCAAAAGAACCAAGTGATAAAGCAATCACAGCACCTAACCAATTTGCAAAACAATTGAAAGTAGAAAAAGTAGACAGGTATAACAGCCTTCAAAGCGCATTTCAAAAATTAAAACAAAAATAAAATGGCACTAGATTTATCAGGATTAACTAACTATGTGAAGGAGAACGAATTGCAGTTGACATCTGCTGCTATCTTCTCTGCAAAAACTGCCTCTTTGATCGAGGCTCTAGGTAATGTTCAAGTGGGTATCAAATCCGCTGAGACTATCAACATCATGACTACCGATGCTGTATTCCAAGCAGGAGGAACTTGTGGTTTCTCTTCTTCCGGAACTACTACTATCACTCAGCGTACGATCACTGTAGGTAAGATCAAGATTCAGGAAAGCATCTGCCCTAAGGCATTTGAAGCTAAGTACACTCAGAAGGCTTTGAGAGAAGGATCTACCTATGACTACATGGCTTATGCTGCTGAGTATTCTGCACAGAAGGTAGAGCGCATTGGTGCTGCTTTGGAAACTGCTATTTGGCAGGGTGACACAGGAAGCCAAAACGCTCAATTGAACAAGTTCATGGGCTTTGGTACTATCATCAATGCTCTTGGCTTTGGTGGTGCAGGTGATCCTATCAACGGAAATACTGCTCAGGTTACTACCTTGACTTCTTCCAATGTTATCGCTGCTGTAGATGCGGTATTCCTTGCCCTTCCTGCTGCCCTTTTGGACAAGACAGATGTGGTTATCTTCTGCGGTAATGATACCTTCAGAGAGTATGTGATTGCCTTGAGAGAAGGAAACTACTTCCACTACCCTGTAGATGCTGCCAACATGGAATTGATCGTTCCAGGTACAAATGTGAAGTTGATCGGTGTAAACGGATTGAACGGAACTGACTACCTAGTAGGTTTGTCTATGTCTAATATGTACCTAGGTACTGACCTTTTAAATGAGCAGGATCGTTTCGAATTGTTCTACGCAAAAGAGGCAGATGAGATGAGATTCGTAGTAGAATTCAAACTAGGTGTACAACTTGCCTTCCCTGACGAAGTAGTGTTCTGGAAGAAGTATGTTGCACCTTAATTCAAAATAACGGGTAGGGGATTCACCCCTACCCTATTTTACTAATCTTAAAAATAAAAATATATGGCTTGCGCATTAACTCAGAACTATACACTCGATTGCAAGGACTCTATTGGAGGTCTTAAAGAGGTGTATTTCGCAGCCGTAGAAGATATTGCATCTTGGACAGGATCAGCAGGCACTTACACAGGAGTGACTATGGATGCAGGTAAATACTTCTGGAAGTACGAACTAGTTAAAGAAAGTTCAAACTTTGCAGAGGCAGTAAATACCAATGTTCAGAATGGCACAGTTTTCTACGCTCAAACTTTGGAGATCATCCTTAACAAATTGCAAGTAAACACTCGTAACGAGATCCTTTTGCTTGCTAAAAATAGACTTGTTGCCTTGGTAAAAGACAACAACGATAAGATGTGGGCACTTGGTGAGGTGAATGGACTTGACTTGACTGGTGGCGGTTCAGGATCAGGTACTGCATTCGGTGATCGAAATGGCTACACCTTGACCTTTACAGGTAATGAAAAGGAACTTGCTCCACTATTTACAGGATCTGTTCCTTTGGACTAAACATTTGGTTTGTTGTTTAGATGTGAAAGCACCCTCAATTTTGGGGGTGTTTTTTTTGTGTACATGATTCAACTTTTTAATATTTATAGTCATGGTGATAATCGAGCAGGGGGCAAATGTCTTCATATACATAGCCCTATTTGATAAAAGAGAAACAAGCAGCAATGCCTACACCTTTTTATTTCAGCATGAAGTAACAAAGGAAGAGGTGACTTTAAACCTAACGGATGTGAGTGATTTCAAAGATCGGTATTCAGAGTTTGCAATTAGCGAAGCCTCTTTCAGTTCTTCAACTGTTGGATTTTGGCGGTACTATGTAACCCAAACGGGAAGCGGTGCTGACATTATCGCTACCGGTAAGATGGAATTGACTGCACCTAATCTTTCTACTACAGGAGTGGTGAGATATCAAGGCTATAATGGTACTTATAAGACCTATACAACAACAGCATGATAAAATTATTCAAGTTTGATCAAGTGCCTTTGCCCGTTTACAAAGAAGTTAAGGGGAAGGAATATATCTACTACGGGGAGAAGAATGACTACCCAAACTACCTACTTCGGATCTACAATAATAGCGCAAAGAATAACGCTATCATCACGGGTAAGGTAGACTACATCTGTGGCAATGGGTGGACTGTAAAGTCTGAAGATGAGATGCAGAAGGCAAAGGCATTTGGCTTGATTGATCGAATCAACACCAAGCAGGAAAGCCTTAACGAATTGACCAAAAAGCTAGTCACAGATCTTTCCATCTTTGGAGGCTACTACCTACAGGTGATATGGACAAAAGGCACGGGTGAGATCGCTGAACTTTACCATGTAGACTATTATAAGGTAAGAACGAATGCAGACAATAGCGAATTCTATGTCTCTGACAATTGGATCAAAAACGATAATGTCAATCCTAGACCTGATTTCGAAACCTATCCTGCATTCGATCCTAATAACACCACAGGCACACAGATCCTATACTTCAAGGAATACAGAGCAGGAGCAAACACCTATTCCCTTCCAGACTACAGAGGTGCAATATCTTACATTGAACTAGATATCTCTATCGGGGAATACCATTTGAACACCATCAACAACGGGATGTTCTCAAGTAAGCTAATCAACTTGAATGGTGGTAAGGTATCCCAAGAGGAAGAGGATCGTATTGAAAGACAATTCAAGGACAAGTTCTCCGGATCAAAGAATGCAGGAAAATTCATGTTGGCATTTAATGATAGCAAGGAGAATGAACCTTCAATAATTGATCTATCCGGAACAGAACTTGATAAGCACTTTGACCTATTAAATAAGACAGTTCAGCAAGAAATCTTCACAGGTCATAAGGTCACTAGCCCTATGCTTTTTGGTGTTAAGACTGAAGGTCAATTAGGTGGCAGAGCAGAAATGAGAGAGGCTTCTGAGTTATTCCAGAACACCTATGTAAACTCAAAGCAGCAAGCCCTAGAGGAAGTCATTAACTACCTTTTGAAGTTCAATGACATTATCGCTGAACTTGAGATCAAGAAAACAGAGCCTATCTCCTTCCAATTCACAGAGCAGATCATCAGCACTAACATGACTCAGGATGAGATCAGAGAGAAGCTAGGACTTGCACCAATTGAGAAGAAGGAAAGCCAAGGATCACAGGACATCATCAACTCTTTGAACAGCCTTTCTCCATTGATTGCTACCAAGGTAGTAGAGAGCATGGATATAAATGAATTGCGCCAATTGATCGGGCTACCTGTACGGACTGAGATCGTGACTCCTGCCAATATTGGAGAAGCACCTGCTGAAACATTCTCTGATCACCTCCACCTTGAGTGCAGTATCTCAGAATACGATGCAGCCATACTTGAAAAGTTTGAAGGGAAAGGTATAGCAAAGGATAAATTCAAAGTGATTGAAAGCACAAAGATGCACTTCTCTTCAATGGATGACTTTATCAAGCAGGATCTATTTGCTGAGTACCTATTGAATGAAGTACAAAAGAAGATTGTAAATCAGATTCAAAGGAATGAAAACATCACGATCCCACAACTTGCTAAAATAGTAGGGATAGATGAAGCCTCTGTGATCTCAAGAATCAATACTTTGATTGATGACCAGGTACTAGTTGAGAAGATCAGCCGTGAAGGCTTGATCACTAGATCGGTAACTAGAACAGGAGAGGCAGCTATCAAGAGACTTCAGCCTGTTACTTCTTTTAAGGTACTATATAGCTACGAAGAGAGACCTAATGTGCCTGATGCAAAGAGCGGATCTAGACCTTTGTGCGAAAGGCTATACGGCAGCGGTCTATTCTTTACACGGGAAGAGATTCAAAACATATCCAATCAGCTAGGCTATTCGGTATTTCAATTGTGCGGTGGATGGTACACCAATCCAAACACAGGAAGAAGAACTCCTTTCTGTAGACATGAGTGGAAAAGAAATGTAGTAGTAGAAAAAACATCACGATGAGCGCAAATGTATTGATGATATCGGAGCAGTCCTTCAAGGACTTCACAGTAGCTTCCGCAAATATTGACCTGAAGAATGTCACTCAGGTGATCAAGATGACTCAGGATAGGTACATCCATCCTATCTGTGGTACTGCGCTCTATGATAAGATTCTTCAACTCATTGCAGCAGGTACTATAGGTCAAGGAGGGAATGCAGTCTATAAGACATTCCTAGATAGCTACCTTACAGATACCTTATTCAATTATGTGCTTGGTGAATTGCCAATGGCGATGCAGTACAAGTTCGTCAATAAGGGGGTAGTAAAGCGGAAGTCTGAAAACATCACAGAACCTACCTTCGCAGAATTGCAGAGCATCAGCCAATACTACAAGGGATATGCCGAATGGTATGCTGAACGGGCTATCAATTACCTATGCGCTAACTCTGAGCAATATCCGGAGTACTTGAATCCAGGTAGCGATGTCACTACTATCCAACCTGTAAGCAATCAGTACAAGGTAGCTATCAATTTGGGCAGAGGTGACTATGAAGATCACAGACCTTATAGCGAAAGATACCAAGGGAACAGATACAAAAAACCATTCTAAAAATGGCTTATTCCAAGAACGAAAAAAAGCTAAAAGAATTTCTCTCAAAACAAGATGACATTAGTAGACCTAGTCAAAAAGCTAAAAGCAATCCAAGAAGCACACCCAATGCTTCGAACCTTCGGAGAGGGTGACATCTACGATTATGTAGATAATGGCGGAGAGATTCAATATCCTGTACTTTGGACAGTTGTAAGACCATCTGTGTACAGCGGTACTACTATGCGCTATGATCTAGT